CCCCGGAAGCCTGTCGCCTGACGTGGTGGCTGGCACGATTGCCAAGCGCAAGAAGGTTGGCCCGCTTGAAGTGGAATATGCCAACCCGAGCGGCGCAACGGCCATGACGCCGACGCTGACGGTCGTGGACGGCATCCTTTCTCGCATTCTGGTTAATACCGGCGGCGGCGCTTCGGTTGATCTGGTGCGGGTATGAGTTTCGACTACATCGACGCGCGGGCAACGGCTTCAAGCCTGATTGCCGAGTTTGGTCAAGCTGCAACGCTTGAAAAGCCGGGATCGGAAACGGGACCGGCCTATGACCCGACGCTTGGCGCGCCTGTGACCTATCCGGTTACAGTGGTGGATCTGAACATCGTCAAGCGCAACATGACGGACGGCGTGATAACCGAAACCACGCGGACGCTCTACATCGCCGCTGGTGGTCAGGTGCCGGTCAAAGGCGATAGGGTGCAGGTCGGCGGAGTGTGGCACCGGATTTTCGAGGCGCGTCCGCTGTCTCCCGGCGGTGTTGACGTGATGTATGAGGCCGACATTGGCGTATGACATTGAACGGCTCATCGCGGCGCTTGAGCCGACGATCCGCAACGCTTTTCTGAGCGCGGTGGCTGATCTTCGGTCAGAAGCGCAAATTGCGGTCATTGTCAGCGCGCTTGATGAGGGCCGAGTTGACGACGCGATCAAGGCGCTAAACCTTGGGCCTGAGTTTTTTGCGCCACTCGATGATGCACTCCGGGCGGCGTATCTCATGGGCGGGAGGGATGCCATTGCTGGCCTTCCGGCGATAGCCGACCCTTTTCCGCAGGGCGCGTGGTGCTTCGCTTTGATGGCAAGAATGCTCAAGCGGAGAATTGGGTAAACACCCGCTCGTCTGGCCTGATTACCGAAATCGTAAACGACCAACGCGACGCGGTTCGCACGGCTTTGACGGATGGACTGGCCCAAGGGCAAAACCCGCGCGATACGGCGCTGGAGATTGTCGGGCGCATGGATCGGGCAACCGGTCGGCGCATTGGTGGCATTCTCGGGCTGACTTCGCAGCAGGCTCAATTCGTGGCGAATGCCCGCGCTGAGTTGCGCGACCCGAAACTGATGGCTGGCTATCTTGAGCGGTCACTCAGGGACAAACGCTATGACCGGATGGTTATGCGGGCGATCCGGGATGGCAAGGCGCTGGCAGAGGAAGACGTGCAGGCGATTTCCAACCGGTATTCCGACCGGATGCTGAAATATCGCGGCGACATGATTGCTCGCACGGAAACGCTCACGGCGCTACATGCTTCGCAATATGAGGCAATGCGCCAACTGATAGACACCGGCAAGGTGCGCGCCGATCAAGTTGTGAAAACATGGTCGGCAACAATGGACGGGCGGACGAGGGACAGTCACGCCGCAATGAACGGGCAACAACACAAGTTTGATGAGCCGTTCACCACCTCATCGGGAGCGAAGATGCGCTACCCGCAAGATGCGAGCCTAGGCGCAGGCCCGGAAGAGATTATCGCCTGTCGCTGCGTGATGACTACGCGAATCCGATTCATCTAGAAAATGTCGGCGCAGGCAATTCTTACCAACTCAGCATTTACCGCCGTGTTACCGGGATTTTGGGTAATGGCATCATTCGCCAGAATAGCTGAATGCTCGTTGTAGAGGTTATGGGCGGCGATGCCTTCCATAAGGGCGATGTGTTGAAGTGTCGCGTTCTCCGGTTCTGATTGCATTTCGTCAGCGAGACGCAGGCAGGATGGCTGGTCAGCGAACGGGTCTTTCAGGCCGGACGGCAATCCAAAGGCCAACGCCGGAGCTACGGAAAGCAAGAGCAGGATAATCGCGCGCATGGGTTCCTCCTATGGCGTTTGAAGTTGATGGGGCGGTGCGCCGTGGTCAATACCTTCACCGCGTCAATCGAGCAATTCGCCTTGAAGTCGCGGCAGAAGATTGAGGCGGTATTCAAGGAAAGCGCTCAAGACGTTTTCGAGGCGGCGCAGCGACCCAAGGCGCAGGGCGGCAACATGCCCATCGATACCGGATTCCTGCGCAACACCTTCGTTGCCGGGATCAACGGAACGGCAGGCACAACCGGGCCAGACGCTTACGCCTTGGCGATTGCCGGGATGGAACTAGGCGATGCGATAGAAGGCGGATGGACTGCCAACTACGCGCGCCACGTTGAATATGGAACTTCGCGGATGGCGGGCAGTTTCTTCGCCCTTCGCGCAGCGCAGCAATGGCAAGGCTTTGTTGCGCGCAATGCCGAACGGGCAAAGAACCTCTGACATAAAGGAAGCGCCACTATGGCTCTGAATGGCACTCTGACGCTCGCACTGCGGGCGGCACTGACTGGCACTGCCGACTTCGGCGCGCCGGTTTCCAACGTTGATTTTACCCAAGCGTTCACCTTCGCGGATGGTACGGCGGCTGGGCAGGCTGACATCATCTGGACCGATGAACGCACCGTCGCATCGGCATCGAATGACGACATTGACCTGTCGCCGCTTGTGGACGCCATTGGCGTGTCGCGCGCGCCGGTTGAACTGGTCGGGATCATCCTTGTGAACGCCCCGCGATCCGGTGCTGCGAATACCACCAACCTGACGCTTGGCGTTGGCACAAACCCGGTCACGCCGGGCTTCCTTGGCGGCACGACGCCGACCGTTGGCCCGATCCGCCCCGGCGGCATGTTCATGGTCTGGAACAGCGACAATGCGGCGGGCTTCGGCGCGATCACCGCAACCACGGCTGACATTCTGCGCATCGCCAACTCGTCCGGCGCGGCAGCAATCTACCAGATCGCGGTTGTGGGCCGCAGCGCCTGATGCCTGCTGCGCAAATCGGGGCGGCTCTCAAGGCTCGCCTTGATCTGCTGGCTTTCAATCCTGCAATCCCTGTGGCGTGGCCTAATCGCGACTTCACCCCGGATGGCAGTCGCTATCTGGCAGTGATGATCGAGGCCGCGCCCAATCGTCGCCTGACCATAGGCGGGCGGCATCGGTACTCCGGTTCAATGATCGTGCGCGCCTGCATTCCGCTGAACGGCGGAAGCGGGCAGGGGGATGGCGTGGCTGATGCAATCGCGGCCCATTTCCCTGCCGATCTAAGCATCACTCTATCCGGGGGAAGCGTCTTGCGAGTGCCGGAAGCCCCATCGGTAAGGGGTGGTTATCGCGATGATGGATACTGGCATACGCCAGTCATCATCCCGTTCGAGGTTCTGACCTAAGCCCGCTCGCACCTTGGGCAAGTGCTACCTGAAAGGTTCATGAAATGGCCGATCTTTACGCTGCCGCTGGCAGCCGCATCTACATTGGCGGCGTGTTGGCTTCCAAGAACTCCGATTTCGTGGCTGGCGACTTTGCGTCGCAAGTCTGGGTCGAGGTGGATGGCTTCAAGAAAATGGGCGACATCGGCGACAATGCCGAAGTCATCACGACGCAGCTCATCAACCGTGGCCGTGACATTAAGCAGAAGGGTACGAACAACGCTGGCAGCTATGAAGCCGCGTTCGCAGTTGTTCCCGGAGATGCGGGCCAGACCGCACTGAAAACGGCGCAAGGCACCAAGAGCAACTATGCCTTCAAGATCGCCTATTCCTCGGGCGAGGTCAGCTATTTCATCGCTATGGTCATGTCTCGCACCCGCGCTGGCGGTGAGGCGAACACCGTGCTGGAAATGGGCTGCACGCTGGAAATCAATTCCAACGTCGTTGAGGTCTGATCTTGGATCTTCTTGCCCTCAAGAAGGATAGTGCCGCTATTGATGATGGACGCTGGATCGGGGCAGATGAGGTTCCCGGTCTGGGCGACGTGCGGGCAAAGATGCGCGGCCTGACGACGCAAGCGGCGCGCGACATGTTCTCAGCCAAGCATCGCCGGGTTGATCCGCGCGACCGTCTCGATGGTAACATCAAGGCCGATGTCGCGGCACAAATCATGCGCGAAGTGCTTTCCGAATTGCTGATCGTGGAGATTGAAGGCTTCACGATGGGCGGCAAGGCGATTGAAACCGCCAAGGTCCGCAATCTGGTCTTGGAAACAGACTTCGATCCGCTCTGCGACCTTCTCGTGCAAGCCGCGCAAGCCGTGGATCGCACCCGCGCTGCCAGGCAAGAGGAAATCGCAAAAAACTCATAAGCCTCGTGCTTTGGCAAGCCGAGCACGGGGCTACAGCGGCTGAGTATCGCAAGACGCAAGAGGAACGCGGCGCGCCGATACCTGATTATCTCAACCCGCCTCCCGCACTTCCCGGCGTGGCGGAGTGGTTTCAAGCATATTGGGAACTCTCGACGGAACGCCGGTTCATGGGCGGTCCAATCCCGTGGAGCGCCATAGCGGCTTTTCCGACCGATGATCCAGACACGTTCCGCGCCTGCATCCGGGCCGCTGATGCCGCCTATCTCAACTTCAAGCCTGAGCCGCCAATGGAGCCTTTGCGCCCCGGCGTGCTGAGAGGAAAGTCCTGATGGACGTAGCCGAACTTTCAATCCGCGTTGACAGCTCGGGCGCTATCAAGGGCGTCACCGATCTGGACAAGCTGACCGCTGCCGCAGGCAAGGCGGAGGGGGCTGTCGAGAATGTTGGCACTGCGTCCAAGGGCGCTGGCGCTGGCATGGCGAACCTGAGCCGCACGACGACCGGCGCGGGCAACTCCATGCGCATGGCGGCGCAGCAACTGTCACAGGTCGGCCAGCAGACGATGGCGACCGGCAATTTTGTGCAGGCTCTGGCAATCCAGTTGCCTGACCTTGGCCTTGCGTTCGGCGCTGCCGGGGCTGCTGCGGGCTTGCTGGCGGGCATCGCGCTACCGCTGGTAGTGAATGCCATGATGGGCACAGGACAGAGCGCCAAGGCGCTGACCGACACAATGAACACGATGGATGATGCTGTCGGTGCATATGTGAAGGCAGCGCAGGCAGCCATTGCCCCGACGGATCAACTGGCATCCAGCTACGGATCGCTTGCAGGGGCTGCTCAGGGCGCTTTGCGCGCCATTGCTGACGTCAAGCAGGTCGAGGCTATCAACGCCATTACGACCGCCATTCAGACGCTCGACGGTACGCTGATGCAAAGCGCAATCGTCGGGCAAAGCATGGGTCACGCTGTTTTCGGCAAGCAGTTGATTGACGACTTCGGCATGGCCGCTGATGAGATAGCGCGCCTGCAAAATGCGATTAATGCGCTGTCGTCTGCAACCGGCATGAAAGAACAAGCCGCTGCTGCCGAGCAGGTCAGGATAGCAATGCTTGGCGCGTTCGGTTCCGTCGAAGCCATGCCCGCCCCGATGCAGCAGGCCTATGCTCAACTGGCCCAGATCACCATCAAGGCTGGCGAAACGCAGGGCGCATTGGAGCAAAGCGGCTCATTCCTTGCCAGCATGTCGGGCGCGGCATCTGCGCTCACTGGCCTGTTCAATTCGGCGGCTGGGGCGGCAGGCGGCATGTCAGATCAACTCAGCGCAGCCGCAAAAAACGCATGGTCCATCGCGCAGGCGTGGAATGTCGCCCTTGCTCCTGGGGCTGCCACTCGCGGGCTTCCGGATGAGCGTGGTTCGCAACGTGGGTCACGTCAGTCGGCGGCACAATTCAACACAGATGCTTGGAAAAAGGCGAACTGGGGCGGGGCTACCTTTGGATCTGGCGCAAAAGGTGGCGGCGGTGGGGGAGGTGCCGGAACCGATGACTTCGCCGCTCATCTCAAGCAACTGCAAGACGATCTTATGACCGAAAAGCAGACGCTGGATACATGGTATGCCGATGCGCAAAAGACGCTGGCAGATCGTCGTTCAATGGAAATCCTTGGCGAGCAAGGCCACAAGGAAGCGCTTCTACAGGTCGAGCAAGAATATCAACAGAAGTTGGCGCAGATTGCAGCGGATTCGCAGGTCAATCGTCTGTCAGATATGTCTAATTTCTTTGGCGCCGCTCAAGGCGTTGCCACTGCTGGCGGCAAGGGTATGGTCAAGATTGCAGCCACATTCGGCGCGGTCCAATCTACTATCGACGCTTGGCGCGCCTATACCCAAGTCATGGCCGATCCATCTTTCGTTGGCCGACCGTGGGCGCGCGTTGCCGCTGCCGTGAGCGTGGTCGGCGCCGCTTTGAAAGGCGTGGCTGCAATTCGTTCCGCTGGCGGCATCGGCGGCGGTGGAGGCTCTGGGGCGGGAACGGGGTCAATCGCCGCTCAGGCGCAGCAGCAAGAAGCGCCGCAGCAGCGGTTGATCGTGCAAGGCGTCAAGGCGACCGATATTTTCACCGGGCAGATGCTCTTTGACATGTTCAGCGGCGAAGCGCGGCTTCGCAATGCTCCAATCGTGCAGTTGCTGCGATGATTTCGATTACCACCGGCACAAGTCCTGCCTACAACGAAGACAACCGTCAGCCGATGGTGTTTTTCGATAACCTGCTGGCAACCGGAACCCTGACCAACGGCACTCTGCCCTCAAATGGCCCGCGTTCTCAAGCCGTGGATGGCAACACCTACGACTATTGGGCAACCGCAGGCGGACGGGATACCATCCGTGCAACGCTTGGCGCTCCCAGATCGGCGGAATGCGCCTTTGTCGCGGCTCACAACTTGTCGGGGACAGTGGTCAAGGTTCAGCGGCTTGTTGGCGCGACTTGGACAGACACCGCGACATTCACCCCGACGAGCAATGACCCTTTCCTGATGATTTTCCCCGCCCAAACATCTGACGGATGGGGCTTTGAAGTCGATGGGTCAAAGGTTGTCGGCGTTGCCATGATCGGCCCGCGCCTTGTCATTCCCGGCGGCGTAACGCCGGATTACAACCCGATCTGGTCGGCCAAGACCATCAATCGGTATCCCAATATATCGCGAGGCGGGCACTTCCTTGGGCAGAAGATCGTCAGCGCCGGGGCCAGCCTGAGCGCGAACTTGCTGCGCGTCACCTATGCCTTTGCGCAGTCAACACTTCAGGCATTCCGCGACCATCACAACGATGGGCTGCCTTTTGTCTGGGCTTCGGCTCCGGCGATATTCACAAATGACGTAGCCTACTGTTGGGCCGACGATGCGTTGCACACCCCCATCCTTGGCGGTGGCGACTGGTGCAGCATGGCGCTGCAAATGACCGCTTATTGCGAGCCGTAAATGACCGGACCCCGTGAGATATATGAGGCAGTCGAAATCGACGTGCCGTTCTGCCAGAACACCTTTGGCACAGCCCCCTGCACGGCGGCACTCGGCCCTTCTGTCTTGGCAAAATGTTGGAACCTGCGCAAGAATTGCGCCGACCCGGCAAACTATGCCGAAGGTACGCCACTTACGCTGAGCTTCACCAAAGTCGGATCGCCCATTCCAAAGGGCCAGTTTTCATTCCCGGCTCTTGAGCGGGCATCGGCAACCAGCGCAACAGTCAATATCGCAGGCTCTGCACCGGACATGGGGGCGCTTGGCCGCAGGGCTACGCTGGACGTGACGCTGCGCGACTTCACCTATGACGATGTGCGAATTGACCCATATCAATCACAGCGCATCAGTGGGGCGGCGCTTTACAGCGGCGTTGGATATAATCCGAAAGACAACGGCACCTTCCTCGCCCGCATCAAGGCCAGGTTTCCATATTACGCAGGAAAGACAATCCGCCTCATTCGTGGGTATCTTGAAAATGGCGCATTGGTCGATGTGCAAACCCGCACGTTTCAAATCAAGGAATGGACGGGACCGGATGACAACGGCTCGCACCGCATTGCCGGGATTGATGTTCTGGACCTTGCCAATGAGCGAACCGCCCTTGCGCCCAAGCCTTCCTCTGGCCTTCTGACACTCGATATCACAGCGGGGCAAACATCCTTCACCGTGACGCCAACCGGGGCAGGGGCTGGATATGCCGCAAGCGGGCGGCTCTGCATCGGCTCAGAGATTATGGGGTTCACCCGCGCCAGCGACACTTTCACCGTGACGCGCGGTATTCGTAACACAACTGCGGCGACGCACTCGCAAGGCGATACGGTTCAAGAGACGCTTTCCTATGACCTTGCGCGCCTTGATGATGTCGCGTCTGACCTTATCCTGAACTTCACCGGCACATCATCCACATGGCTCGACGCGGGGCAACTCGCGATCTGGGCCGCAGAGGTGACGCGATGGGGCCTGTCGGTCAAGCTGACCACCGACATCACCACCCCGACGCCTGTGGCAACGCTTCTCGCCGAATTGGGTGATCTGGGATGCACAGTCTGGCCTGATCTGGAAGCGGGCAAGATGCAATTGCAGATGAACCGCCCGCTTGACGGCGAAGTGGCGCGCGACGTTGACGACAAGACCATTATCAGTCTTGACCAAGAGGACCGCGACGATGACCGCCTGACCCAAGTGCTGTTTTACGGAAAGCGGTTTGACCCGACTAAAAGCCTGACTGACGATAGCAACTACGGCATCAAAATCCTGACGGCCGACCCGACATCGTACACGCTCTATGGCGGGGTGAAGTCGCGCAAGATTTATACCCGCTGGCTTGATCAAGGCGACCAGACGACGATGCTTATCGCATCAACCCGCCTGTTGCGCCGCCTGTTGTCAGCGCCGAAGCGGATCACGGTCAAACTTGATGAGAAAGACAGCGACATCAAACTTGTCGATGTGCTGAACCTGCAAAGCGATCTGGTGAGCGGTTCTGACGGGGTGTCTGTCCCCACGCTATTTCAGGTCATTGGCCGAAGTGAGCCGGTTCCGAATGTAAATGTCGAGGTGACGCTGCAATCCTACAATTTTGCAGGCCGTAATCCATATATCGCGCCGCCCGGAACGCCTGACTACAACACAGCCACGGCGGCAGAGCGTGAGGCATTTTCCTTCATAAGCGCGCCCTCGGCTCCCTATTTCCCGGATAACTCAGAGCCGTACAGGATCATCTGATGACCACCTACGTCACGATTGCCAGCACTCAGACAGATCCATATGCGCCGCAAGATAGCCCGCTCATGAAGGCGCTGGCCGACAACCCGACCGCTATCACGGAAGGGGCTTCTGGTGCGCCACGCATTCTTGACGCAGCCCTTGGCTCGACCGCTACCAACACGGGGCGAAACTGGATACTCGACCGCCTCGCGCTCATGGCAATTGATACGGTGGGGTCTTTGGCGTTTGCCACCACGCAAAACAGCCTGACGGCTGTTGCATTCGGGGCAACCATCGCCGGGTCCAACCTCATAGCTGTCGGCTTTCAGAACAGCGGTCCTGTTGCGAGCAGCGGCGCTCTGAGCGGCACATGGATGGCGCTAGGATATAAACCAGCGCGCGCCACCAACACGCCGGGCAACCTTGAATCGACCTTGTTCATAAGGGTTTCGTGATGGAATTTCGCAACCCAGCCTATAATCGCTTCGGCACGATTGATTGTGAAATCAACCATCTGTCTCTTGGATGGATACCATTTACCGCTGACCCGAATGACGCGGCCAGCGCCGGAATATATGCCGCAGCGGTCTTGGCTAATCCGGCAGCATATGTGGCTCCGGCGCGTGTTCTGGCTGACGTGAAAACGCAGGCCAAGGCGGAAATCAACCGACTCGCTGGAGAAGCGCGGACGCGGTTCATCACGGTCATTCCGGGGCAAGAAATGCTCTATCTGGAAAAGAAGGCAGAGGCGTTGCGCTGGCTCAATGCGCAAAACCCGAACTTGCAGGACTATCCGCTCCTTGCCGCTGAGGTGAATATCACCGCTGTTGATGCGCCTGCGCTCGCGAACCTGTGGATGCAGATGGCGGCGCAATGGTCTGTGGTGGCAGCAACGATTGAAGCCATGCGAATGGCTTATATCAACAACGTGAACGGGGCCGCCAACGTCGCAACTATCGACGCGATGATGGAGACCTATCGTCCGATGATTGCATCTGTGCACCCGTGATAAAGCGATACGCCCATAACCTATTCATTGCCGCAGACCAGTTGATCAACACGATCCTTGGCGGCGACCCGGACGAAACTCTTAGCTCCAGAGCCGCAAAGCACGCACATAATCGCGGGTGGTCGGTTTTGGCTTGGGTACTTGAGAAAATAGACCCCGGCCACTTGGCCGATTCCCGCGAAAACGACGAAGGCGCGAACGGCTCTTTCTGAGCAATCGCCACAAAATCCGAACATCAGAATAACAGGAACCGGACATGGGCATTCACCAGGTCGGCATTGGCGCATCTGTTCTACAGCGTATGGCGGCGGCGGCAAATCCGGGGCAACCCGTTCTGCTTACGGTCATCCCCTACCAAAAAATCATCCTTGGCAACTCGCCAAGCTATGACCTTTCACAGAACTTCGTGAACGCTGACAGCTACGCGCTTGCACCCGGATCGCCCGCGCTTCCGACCGGGATGACGCTTTCCTCTGGCGGTATTCTGGCGGGAACGCCCTCAGCGGCGATGATGGATGTTTACCCAATCATCCGCGCCACCAATACCGCTACAGGTCTTTACGTGGATACGGCAGCAAGCGGGGCAAACGCGCTGCGCATTTCCGTGGCGCAAGACCCCGGTCCGGCCCCCGCCCCGACGCTATCGCAGGTATCTTCTACCGTCATGCGCTTTACGCGCGGGGCGCTGCCAGCCAACACCCCGGCTATTCAGTGTGACCTCCTGGAAGGCCCCAACACGCCGCTCAACGCCAGCAACGGCACGTCACGCCTTGGCGTTCTGACTGGCTCAACGACCTACGACCTGACGCTTCCGACCGGCGCAACCCGGCGCGCGAAAATGCGCTACCGCGTGGACTGGGGCGACGGAACATCGTTTCCATCGTCCTATACGGCCTCGACGGAATCCAGCGCGCTTACGTTGACGCCCGGCACATCGGCCCCGTCGATCCTCGTGGCTGGTTCCATCTCGCCTGCTACTGGCCCGGTCGGCACGGTTTACACACTCACCCCGCCCGTTGCTGACGGCGCTCCTGCCCCCACGGTATCGCTCACGCTGCTGCTACAGAACGGCGTTGACGTGACAGCTTCTGTCTCGTCGGGCCTGTTCACCTCGACCGCCTCCGGCCCGCTGGAAGCAACTTGGACTGCAACGAACGGCGTTGGCAGCGATGCCACCTCCACGGCGACTGCGACCATCACCGGCACGGCTGGTTCCAACTGGTACGATACCGTTTTCGCCCGCCGCGATGGTGCTGGCGTCGGACCTCGGGTCAGCACGTTCACCCCCGTTGCATCTTGGCTTCCGCAGACGGGGGTTGATCTGAGCGGAACAACCGTCACGACTTCCGCCACGGCGAAAACCACCACGGGCATTGATTTCAGCGGCTATCGTCAGATCAACACCGGCAACAACAACATAATCGAAGATTGCCTCGGCGATGCGAACACGACAGGCACGACAGGCAACGACCGACAATGGGATATTCAAGGTTCAAATCCTACCGTTCGTTATTGCAAGATTGCCAACCCCACCCCGATTGGTGGAACGATCATGCTATCGTTCAACGATGCAACAGGCACTTGCCTTGTTGATCATTGCGACCTGAGGGATTGCGCCGCCCAAGACATGATCACTGGCCCGGACGTGGGTGGTGGCGCGAATGTGCTGATGGTGACGGACAGCCTTATCAAAGGCATCCACCTAACCACGGGCGCGCACGTCGATACGATTGATCTGCGCGGCGCGGCCCCCGGATCGACGGTTCGTCGCACCATGATCATCGGCGACAAGACAGCGACCTCTGCGGCAGCTGGTGGCGGAACGGGCTTCACCAACGCTTTCCACGATCTGCCAACCGACCCGCATGGATCTGCATGTAATGGTCTGATTTTCGAAGAATGCATTCTTGTCGGTCACGACGACGTAGGGGCCAATTCGACTTTCATTCAGGTCGGCAATGCGGCTTCAACCGGCATCCGCATGTACGACATTCTCTATGATCTGCGGGAGCATAATTCGCTGCTGCACTCGTCTTGCCGTGTTGATGACTGGTACGCTCGACCATTCGACTATGCCGCGTCCGTGGTTGCTGGCGCACTCACTGGCATCGGATCGCCAACGCCGTTCCCGAACCTCGCGAACCAACCCGCTGCTGTTCCATCCACCATGTCGGCCCCGGTCATTACTGCTGTCGCAGGTGGCTTCAACTACGCGGCGATGACACGGCCCGCAAACCAGCGCAGCCTGATTACGTACTATGCGATGGAATTTTCATTCGACGGCACTACTTGGACTGCTGCGACCGAAACCATCACGCTTGCGGGCGGCTTCATCGCCACCCCATCCGGGGCCAATTTGCGCGCCCGTGTGTGGGCAATCAACGGCATCGGCGCGGCAACCAAATCGTCGGCGTCGAACCTCGTTACCGTCGCCTCCAGCCTGTTCAGCTACACCCTTGTTAATGAGCAGGGCAGCGGCACGATTACGGCGGCTGACATGCCGGAATTGGAAATCTCCACGAACTTCGGATCGTCTTATCAGACTATCGCGGCGGCGGGTTACACCCTCGCGGTTGTCTCGGGCAAGCTGCGCATTTCCGGCCTCGCTGGCGGGTACTCAGCCGGTCAAGTGCTGGTGAAATACAAGGATGGCGTCGAGGAACCCTTCAAGGGTCAGGACACGCCCGGAACGACCGACGCAACTGGCGTCATCATCAAGGAAATCTACCACCGCCACGCAACTGGCCCGCGCCCCGCCCTCGGCGCGACCACGGCAAACAACCTGCCCGGCGTTCCGATAATCGGAACCCGCTGGAATATCCCGGTGACAGCAACATGAGCATCCATCTCCCTGAATCAAACGCCCAATCGGCGGGCAACACGTCGAACGGCGTGGCCCTCGGCTTTCCGGCAGGGGCCTCGTTCAAGCCTTCAAACCGGGGCTTTACTGTCGGCATATGGGTGGAAGTCCCCGCCGCTGGCTATGAGAACAACGTCAACTACAACATTCTCACGCGGGGGACGGGCGGCACGTCAGGCAATGACGGCTACATTCGCTTCAACCAAGCCGCGTCACAGATTTCGACAAACTTCCGCAACGGCGGCACTCAGCTTCTTGTCGCGACGACGCTCACCAAGGCCTCGCAAAACTGGAAGGGCAAGAAGATCCTCATCATGCTCATCCAGACGGCAGCGAATGCCCATCTGGTGGTATGCGAACCCGGTTCAGCGCCTGAGTATGTCACAGCGGCTTCGACTGGCATTTACACCACCAGCCTTGCCGCTTCGGATTGCTGGTCGCGTATCGGGCCGGGCAACTCATCTTCACTCGGTCATTATGGCCCGGTCGAGGAAGCGTTCTTTATCCTTGGCGAGTTTCCCGAGACTTCAAACGTTCCAGATACGACCCTCATTGCGGCTATTGCGGCGGGAACGCAAAGCCTTGACACGCTGCATTCCAGCATGGCGAACGGCACCAAAAAATGGCGCTACCGCATGTTGCAGCAAGACACGCTCACCGATGCTTTTGGTATTGCTGGCAACCTGAACCCGATCAACGCCGACGCAAACAAGGTTCTGCTATCTGGTGGCCCACTTCGCCCGAATACGCTGACGCCGACATATGGTCGCCGCATGGTGTCTCAGGTGACGTTTAGCACTCCTGGAGTTGCAGCTACGGCCACAGCAAACATCAACATTCCGGGCGGAACTTATTCCGGACTGTCTCCGGCAAAGGTTGAGGCGCGTCTTCGCAAAGAGGACGGATCGGTTCTGGTGGCCTACCAGACTGTTGACGCTGCCCCTGCTGCCGGGGTGTGGCAACCAAGCGTGTTTGCCAATGTTCCCGGGACGGCTGGCTGGCTGACGATAGACTATCGTTTCCTGGACGGCAGTAACGCCCAGATCGGTGACATTGTGTCCTCGTATCAAATCGTTGGCGCGGGCTTTGACATGTTCAAACAAAGCCAATCGCAGGGCTACTACTTTGAAGGCCAAGGTAGCGGCCTTGCTGCGCCAACAGATATTCGCTTTTGCGCCACGTTCCTCGGAGCGGCTGGCGCTCTGCCATTCCTGCACAAAACTATCATGCCGGGAAATACAGCCGCCCGCCTTGCGCGTGGCGCGGTCCAGTACGCAATCGAGTTGCATACGCTATTCCCGAAGTGGCCGATCAGCTTCAACTCAATCTCCATCACCGGCACTTCGCTTTCGGAATTTATCAGTACCGGGCCATATGCCGACAGGTGGGCTGCATTCAAGACGTTCATCGGCGTCATGCAGCCTTACTACATGTTTTTTTATGGGCACTCACAACTGTCGGGAACGTCAGTAGCAACCTATCAATCATGGCTAGATAGTGCCTGTGCCAAAGCCGCGTTGGATATGGCAACTCCGATCAAGTACGTTCACGGCGGAACAGCGAGATATGCCGATGCCGCCCCCGCCACGAACTATGTGCAAGTGCGAACCGCCCGTGAGGCAATTAGGGGGCGTGTCGCTGCGAACCCAACGACTGACTATCTTGCCGGTTCGTTCAACCACCTGAAATGCGACAGTAACGACACCGGGCCGCACCCTTTTGATGGCAACACCGGGCAGGGCAGGGGCGGCGCGCAGATCGCTTGGGGCATCATGGCTTGCTGCCGCGCCGTCGAAGATCAACCACTGACCATTACCGCCGCCACGCTCCTGTGTGGTGGGACGGTGCTCGAACTCACCCTCGATAAAGTCAACGCATAAGGGGGCCGCAATGGACCTGCAAAAGATCAAGACTTACGCAGAAGGAATTCTCGCTGAAATCGCAACCGGCACCACGCCGCAGCCGCTTCCTGAGCCTGTGCCGACGCCCGAACCCGTGCCGGTTCCTCCCCCGGTTCCCGTGCCTCCTGCGCCGCCCGTTGTCGGTGGGGCTGTGGCGAAGGACGTGGCAGACATTATCGCCAAGCTGAAAGCCGGTGATAAGGTCATCAAGGTTCGCAAGGGAAACCTCGGAGCGCTGGCGCTGAACGGCATTGCGACGGCGGCAGCGGCCATTGAGCCGGAGGACCCGTCCGATGCGGCTACCTTCTCGGCCATTACGCAAAGCAAGTCCCCAAATATCACAATTCGGTTTCTCAACGTTGTCCCGACTGCTGGGAACAAGAACGATTCCAGCCCGAACTACCTGATCAAGGCAGACGGGGGGCTGTGGCTCGAACAAATGACCATCAAGTCGCGAGACGACGCAACCGATTGCATGAATTGGGCGAAGTCCGATTGGCTCGCTTGGGCATGGTCTGGCGTTCAATTTGTTGGCTCGGGGAATGTGGCGCGAGGATGCCGTCTGTTCGGCGTTAACTTTGGCCTCTCGACTGTTGCCCCCGATAACGACTTCCTCAGCAATGCTATCTTCGGCGTATCCGCTGATGGCATCCGCCTTAATGGCGACCGCTGCCGCGCGATTAGCAACAAGGTCAGCGACTTCGTTCTAATCGACGCGAACCACCCCGACGCCATTCAAGCGTTCGGCAAATACAATTCCACGGCCAAAACCTATGCCGACCTGACGGGCCTTGTGATCGAAGACAACGAATTCACCGAATGGACCGTGAACCCCAGCAACCCGCTGCGGGCCAAGATGCAGGGGATCGGTGGCTACAATGGCAAATGGATCAATGCCAGCGTCAAGCGCAACAAGATCAAGACGACCTCCTACACCGGCATCACGATCAACAACCTCATCAACGGTGCTGTTGAAGACAACTACATGGGCAACATCGACAAGGTGTCTGCCGACTGCGCCCGCTTCAAGGTCAGCGGTTCCGGCAACAGCATCGCGCGCAACCAATCGCCCCACTTCCTGACGGCGGTTGATGCGACCAACGTGAAGGCCCCGTTCTGATGCAACGCTACCTCTATCCCCAACGCAAGCGCCTCGAAATCCTCTCGGCCATGTTTGCTGGCGGGTATGGGGTGCACATCTGGGCCGCTGGCTTTCATGGCGAGCCGCTCCTTTGGGCGGGACTGCACAACGGCCAGGCGCTGATCTTCGGCCAGATCATGAGTATGGCGGCTTTCGTTCATGCTCTTGGCGTGAGGATCAACGGGCACTGGCGCTGGTCGCCGTCTCTCAGATTGGCGGGCATGATTGTCCACGTTGCTCTCTTTGCTTTCCTCGCATGGGAGGGTCTCGGGACGACTGGGGGATACACTTACGGCTGGATAACCGGCCTTCTTGGAATGGGCGCGTTGAGCGCGCTGA